CGGTATCGGCAAGCTGAAACTATTGCCTACTCCAATGGGAAACATTTGTAAAACCCTTATTGAGAGTGGGTGTCATTTAGGCGTGTCAAGCCGAGGCAGTGGCAATGTTAACGATAGCGGCATAGTTAAAGATTTTGAAATCATTACAGTCGATATTGTTGCAAATCCGAGTGCTCCTAGTGCTTATCCCGATCCAATCTATGAAAGAATTATGAATCATAGCCGGGGTAATGTATTAATGGATGTCGCTGAAGCAACTAGACACGACAAAGGTGCACAACGTTATCTCCAGGAAGAGGTGACTAACTTTATTAAAAACCTGAGATATAGGAGAGATTAATATGGCTCATGCAATGGATGAACTATTAAACTCAAATACGCTCTCTGAAGAGGTTAGATCTTCATTATCTGAAGCTTGGGAGACCCAACTAACAGAAGCTCGTGAGAATATCACAGCTGAACTTAGAGAAGAATTTGCTCAACGTTACGAAAGTGATAAAGAGCAGATGGTTGAAGCTATGGATAACATGATTGGTGATGTTATTTCAAAAGAACTCGCAGAGTTCCAAGAAGACAAAGCCAAAGTAAACGAAGATCGTGTTGCATATCGCAAGCACATGAAAGAACATGCAAAAGTTCTTGATAAGTTTGTGATGGAAACACTTGCGAAGGAAATTGACGAACTTCGCAGTGATCGTAATGCCCAAGACGAAAACATGACCAAGTTGGAAGGTTTCGTAATGGGACAATTAACTAAAGAGCTCAATGAGTTTCATGAAGACAAACGCTCGCTAGTCGAAGCAAAAGTCAAAATGATCAAAGAAGGCAAAGAGGTTATTAATCAAACTAAAGCAGACTTTATTAAAACAGCCGCAAGTAAAGTAGAAGGCATAATGGAAAATACCATTAAGTCAGAACTTAACACATTGCGTGAAGATATCAAAGTAGCCAAAGAAAATACCTTTGGACGAAAGATATTTGAAACGTATGCCGCTGAGTTTATGTCAAGCTACTTAAACGAAGGAACTGAAGTTTCTAAGTTAAACAAAGTAGTTGAAAGTCTACAAAGTGAGATTGAAAACAAAGACAAAGCCATTGCTGAAAAGGAAGTGACAATAGCAGAAAGTGCAAAGACTGCACGAATTGCTAAAGACACAGCAGAAAGAAAGCAAGTTATGCAAGAAATGATGCAACCTTTAAGCAAAGATCACAAAGAAATAATGGGTGCGTTACTTGAAAGTGTTAAAACAGACAAGCTACAAAATGCATTCAACAAGTATCTACCTTCAGTTATGAAAGAAGATGCTAAACCAAAGACCAATAAGAAGGTACTAAGTGAATCTAATACAGAAGTCACTGGAAACAAAGCAGAAGCCTCAGCATCAGCTGAATCGCAAACAGCTGATATTGTTTACCTTCAAAAATTAGCCGGTATAAGTTAAGGAGACCTAAAATGGCAGACAATTTAATGGAAAATTGGAGCGAAACTAAAACCGCTCTTACTGACGGTCTTACTGGAACGAAAAAACAAGTAATGGAATCAGTTCTTGAAAACACTAAAACGTACCTCTCAGAGGCCGCGTCAGGTGGTGCAACAGGCGCAGGTAACATTGCAACCCTTAACAAGGTTATTCTTCCAGTGATCAGACGTGTTATGCCAACAGTGATCGCCAACGAAATCGTTGGTGTTCAGCCTATGACAGGCCCTGTTGGACAAATTCACACTCTACGTGTACGTTATGCAGAAACTTTTGATTCAGCTGTAGCTGGTGATGAGGCACTAAGCCCATTCCAAATTGCAACTGGATACGCAGGTGATGCGACAACAAATAGAGGTGCCGCTACTTCAGCCCTAGAGGGTACAGGTGGTAAGAAACTATCAATCCAAGTATTGAAGCAAACAGTCGAAGCAAAAACCAGAAAGCTATCAGCTCGCTGGACTTTTGAAGCGGCTCAAGACGCACAGTCAATGCACGGATTGGACGTAGAAGCAGAAATCATGCAAGCACTAGCCCAAGAGATTACTGCTGAAATCGACCAAGAGATCATTGCTAGCTTGAGTTCACTTGCTGGTGCCGCATCTGATACATACGCACAAGGTAGCGTATCAGGTACAGCTACTTTCGTAGGTGACGAGCATGCCGCTCTTGCAGTTCTTATTAACAAGAACGCAAACACTATCGCCGCAAGAACAAGACGTGGCGCTGGTAACTGGG